AAAATTCATTTAATCTATCAGGATTTGTTTCATTATAAGATTGTAATATAATATTAATAAATGGTTGTGGTTTTAAAATAGTAGTTTCAACGTGTGATAAATAAGTATCTATTGAATTATATTGAAATAATTTATTTTTAGTCTCATTTTCATTTTTAATATTAGTATTAGTATGAACAATAATATCACAAGGAATATTATTTTTTAAAATATGAGGATAATAGTCTAATAATTCATTAGATACTTTTTTATTAATAAATGTAATAAAAGCCGAAGCATTATAAATTGCTTTTTCTCTTTGTATAATAACTTGACTACGGAATGGTAAATGATTATTTACAAGCATTTCTGTTTTTTTATTTAGTTCTGGTGTCACATCATTTATTAATACAATCGTTGGTATAACATTACAATAAGTAAAAGCAGTAGATATAAATACATCAATTTTATTCATTTTGCATATATTATTTAACATATCAATATCTTGATTCATAGTTATATAGTTAAAATCATTCACTTGTAGTATTTTAAATTTTGTTTCCAAATTTAATTCTGGTTTAAAGTTAAAACTAATACCATTTGAGGGCGTCCTTTTTAATAGTATAATTTCATAATACTCATTATCTTTATTATTTGGTAAATGAGTAAAAAACCGCTCCCAAATAGCAATAATATCATTATTATTTGCTAATTGATAACAAACAGTATCTATCGCAATTTTTCTTTTCTTTTTATTTTTAATAGTAATATTAATATTATTATTATTAATATTAGGCTGAGTTTCTAATAGAGTTTTTGTATTAATTATAGTATCAGTCATTGTATTAGTTATAGTATCATTTATAGTATCAGTCATTATATCAGTCATAGTTTTACTTACACTATTAATAAATTATTTTATATTAATAATTAATTAATTATAATATAAATTATAGTTTTAAATTAATAAATAAATAAATTATTATCTAATTTCTATTTCCAAAATTATTAAATGATTGTAATAATGGATTAAGTTGACTAACAAATTGATTAACACTATTATTAATTTGTCTATTAATTTGTTCTGAATTTATTCTGGGAGATGCGTTAGAGTTAGGAATGCGTTGATGAATAAAATTATTTATAAAAGGAGTGCTCATAGATACAAATGTATTAATATCGTGTAAAATTGGTTCAGTATTAATAATTGGTTCAGTTGTATTATTAGTTGTATTATTACTTTGCGATTGAGTTGTATTTTCTACATCTTCACCCTCTTCCCCATCTTCCCCATCTTCATAGTCTTCTTCACCCTCTTCACCCTCTTCATAGTCTTCTTCCCCCTCTTCCCCCTCTTCACCATCTTCATAGTCTTCTTCACCATCTTCCCCCTCTTCATCATCTTCATAGTCTTCTCCCCCCTCTTCATCATCTTCATAGTCTTCTCCCCCTTCTTCAGTTTCTTCTATATCATTATTTTCATTTTCATCATTATTAATATCATTTGATATAGTAATATTTAATAAATCATAACGACAAAAAGGACAGGTTGTATGATTATATAACCAAGTATCAATACAATTAATATGAAAAATATGATTACAATTATGAATAACACGACAAATACTAGTATCTATAAAAGTCAATTGACAAATTGAACATGTTTCATTATTATTATTCGTTTCATCATTAGTAGTATTATTTAAAATATCACAATATCTAGATACATTTGTTATTAAATTGATGTTAGATAATGGAATACCTTCTTCTTGTGTAAAATTATTATTCATAGTTGATGTTATTGTTCCTACATAGCCTTGTCCTATTGTTCCAAAACCATTATTTATTTCAAAATTATATGGTATAGTTGGTATATCTGAAATAGTTGATATATCATTTATAACATCATTTAAAATAGTATTTATATTTAAATTTGAAGTGCTATTAATAGGTATATCAGAGGTATAATTATGTCTAAATACATTATTATTATGTGATGTAGAATTTGTAGTTTGTGTAGGTGTATGTGTAGGTGTAGGTGTATGTGTAGGTATAGTATATAAATTATTTTGATTTATAGGAAATACTGGTTCAGTTGGAAAAGTGTATGGAATTGGAGTAGGAATAATTGGTCTTCTTATGTTAATAGGTTCATTATTAGTATTCATAGTATTAGTATTCATATTCATAGTATTACTATTAGGTATAGAATTAAATAAATTATATCTGTAATTTATTGGATTTGAATTTGTAAATAAACTATTTGGTTGATTGCTATCATAATAATTATTATTAAACATATATTGATGTTGAGGATAATTATACATTTCTCTATATAAATGATAAGGAATATAATGTCTTTCTAAAATAACACAATTTCTATTAGTATTATTATTAGTATTATTATTAGTATTATTATTAGTATTATTATTAGTATTATTATTAGTATTATTATCAGTATTATTGGAAAAACTATTATTAGGAACACTATTAGTAGTAGAAGTATTCATTTTATAAATTATTATAGTTTTATGTATTTTATGTTTTATAATATAAAATATTTATAGTTTTAACTTATTAATTTTAGAAATTAATAAATATAAAACTATTACGAATAAATTATAAAATAAATTAATAAAAAATTGATTTATAAGTTAAATATTTTTTAATATTATATTATTAATAATTACTAATATTTATCACTAATATATTTATAAAATGAATAAATGTAGAGGCATTAGTAATCCTGGAAATTATTGTTATTTAAATTCAGCATTACAATGTTTAGCATCTAGTCCTTTTATTTTAAAGTTTATCAATGAATACATTGGACATGATAATGATATTATTAATACTATAAAAAAATATAATTTAAGCACCTTTAAAGTAAATCAAATAAATTTAGAGGCTGATAAATTATTAAAGAATAAAGATACTTTAAGTATTCCTGAAAAAGATATAGAAATACTAAACTATATAAGTAAAAATAGTTATCTCTTATTTCTCTATTTAGTATTTAAAGAAATAATAGTTAATTTAAATAACAATAACCCTCAAGTAGTAAATAATAAACAATTTATTACTATTAATAGAGAAATATCTGAACATTTTAATTTTGAAGAATTATTTAATGGTGACCAAAATGACCCTCACGAATTAATAGTATATTTACTTGATAAAATACATGATGCTAAAAAAAGTAAAATAAATATTAGTAAACATAAAGATGATTATAATGATTTAGATGATTATACTAAATTATATTTGAAAAATTATAAACAACTATATGAAAATAATTATTCACTATTTGTAAAAAATTTTTATTATCAAATATTATCTTGTATTCAATGTAATAAATGTAAAACCATTACAAATAATGTATCTCCTAGTGATATTTTATGTATATCTATACCAGATAAATTAATTATAAAAAATAATAGTCCTCTAGACCATTCTTTACCAACAAAAGAAATATCTATTTATGATTGTTTAAATAATATGTTTAAAATTGAATCAATAGATTACAAATGTGAAAAATGTGAAAATATGAAAAATAATAAAATAGAAAAAAAAATTATGAATATACCAAAAACATTAATAATGAAAATAAAAAAATATTATAATATTGACAATAGAATGATTAAAAATAATCAAGCCATTAAATATCCATCTATATTAAATATTCAACCTTATATTATTGGAAATGAAAGTGTTAAATATGAACTCTATGCTATTATAAATCACATTGGGTCAATAAACTCAGGACATTACTATTCTTATGTTAAAAAATACAATACTAAAACTAATACATTTTTCAATCAATGGAATTGTTGTAATGATTCTAATGTTTCAACAATTACAAATGAAGAAGCATTAAATTCTGAAAATGCTTTTATGTTATATTATCATTATATTGATAATTAATTATGTTTATTTGATTTATTTTTATTTCATTTCTATTTTATTTTTATTTCATTTCTATTTTATTTTTTCATTTATTTTTTCATTTATTTTTTCATTTATTTTTAAAAAATAAAATCTATGTCTAAATTAAAATATAATTAAAATATAGTTAATAAATAATTATATAATAAATAATTATCTAAAATAATATTTAATAAAATAATATTTAATTATAAATAAAAAATGTATCCTCAATTAACTGGAGAACCTAATTTTATCTTAATCGGTGTTGCTGCTGTTTTTGGTTTAATAATAATTGTATTAATGTATTATAGTATTTCTTTTAAAAATGAAAGAATTGCTAGAATGCCTTCTAAAAAACAAGTCGCTCAAGTAAACAATGAAAACAAAATAAATACTCTTCCCATTGCTGTTGATAATCAAGGTTATTATTCAGCAGTTGATGCTGCGAATCAAGCATCTACTTCGACTAATAAAGTAAGTAATTCTAATATGAAACAAGTGTTTAATGTAAGAGAAAATATTTATACTCTAGATGATGCCCCTGCTGTATGTGGTGCTTTAGGTGCTGATTTAGCATCTGTAAAACAATTAATATCAGCACATAAAAATGGTGCTGACTGGTGTAATGTAGGTTGGACTAAAGATGGATTAGCAGCATATCCTATACAACACTCAACTTGGAAAACTCTTCAAGACAATAATCCTAATAAACGTAATATTTGCGGTAAGCCTGGTATTAATTTAAGCCGTAATGACCCAAATCTTTTATATGGTGTTAATTGTTATGGTATTAAACCAGAACCTAAAGGTAATGAAATTGTTAAAAATGTTATAATGAGTGATAAACAAAGAGAATTACAAAAGAAAATTTCTGAATTCCAAAAAAATATTAATTCTATTGGTATTTCTCCTTTCAATACTGATAAATGGAGTGCTTAAACTAATTTATATTTTATATGATTTATTATGATTTAATATGATTTATTATGTTTTACTTTAGATTTATTCTTTTTTTTCAACTTTAATGATTTTTTTTTAGTTGTTTTAGATTTTAAACCACAATTACAGTTTTTTTTAGTAAATGTTAAATTTGCCATTGTTATTAATTTTTTCATTTTTATTAAATTATTAATATTACATATTATATAGAAAAATATAAAATTATAAAATATATCAAAATATTAAAAATAAATTAAATTAAATTTAATTAAATAAAAAATGTATTATACATCAATCAAATGTATTATACATCAATAATTTTTTCAGTATCTTTATTAATAATAATATATCTTTTAATAAATTGATAAAAATAACTAAACATATTTTGATTATTTATATTTTCATTATGTTCATTAAACATATTAATACCATTTTCTAAAGCATCATCATTCATTTTATTAAATAAATTTATAAATGGTGTCATATCACTTGTATCATTATTCATTTTACAAAAAATAAATTATTATTTTTATAGCATAATTAATTTATATATCTATAATGATATTATGTTTAAACCGCATAATTACAAATATAATATAAAAAAATATAATATTAATAATAAAAAATTAAAAAATGTATTACTTTATTTATTATAATAATAATCTTTTTTATTACTTAATAAATACATTAAACTAATAAATTTACCTAGTAAAGCACGCTCGTTTGTTTTTAAAGGAAAATTATTATATCTAACCCATTTCATTAATAGTTCAAATAATTTAACACAATAATCATAATGATAATAATTATCATCTATTTTATAAGTTAGCCATTTCATACAATATTTTTTATTATAAATATTAATGTGTCTAGGTTGAATACAAAAATCAGGATTGTATAATACAGTATCTGTATTGTATATATTATCTATATTATTTACAATAGTAGTATTTGTTGATACATTATAGGTTTTTTCAATAGTGTGTTTATATCTATTTTGTTTATCTTCTTTTAATTTTTTTTTATAATTATACTCATCAATAAATTCTTGTTCCTTGGATTTATTATTTATATCATTTGTATTTGTAGTATTATTTAAATTAAAAGATGTAGTTTTAGTATTATTATTAGTGTCTTGATTTTTAATTTTAGAACTGTATGACATTTTTATTTAGTATTAATAATTTAAAATAACCTATAATCCATTTATTAACATTATAGTATAAAATAGATTAAAAAAATATGAAAAAAACGGATATAACTAAGTTTTTTAAAAAAACTTAATATGAACGATAACAATTTTTATGTGTATCAATTTCATCAAAACAAATTAATGTTTTACAAATTTTACAAGGTAGTTTACGTTTTGGACAATCTTTACGTAAATGATCCAACGTCTCATCAAATGAAATACAAACGTGCTCACAACGATTACATTTTTGATTTAATTTACCAAGAGTAAATTGTTCATGCCAAAATGTATATTCTGCGTAGTCTTTAGGCAATCTTGGTAAGGTACCATAGTTCAAATACGTAGGTTTAAAGTATTTATATCCTTCACAACAACGAAATGGACACTTAATTTCAGGTCCTTCTTGAAAAGTGATATAGTCTCTTATACAAGATAAACAACATGGATTACATACTGTAGCTGGACATTTTTTAAAATCGACTTCCCTTTTAGGATTTTGCCTACGATTAAAATCATTTGGGTCTTGTAGATACACATGGAATGTTGTAGGTAAAAATGAGAGACAACAACAAATAAAACATGTAAAAACTTTTGTCGGATCGGGCTTAATATGTTCCCGTAGTTCCGGAATAGGTGCCTTCTGCTTAGGTGGTTGTGAAGCAGCTGCTGCATAAGATAATGCCATTTATGAGTCTTGTTTTTATGCAAAGAATAACAAATTCAACAATATTATTGAAATAATAATAATAATATAAAATAATAATTAAATAAAAAAAAATCAATTTTATATAAAAAAAACAAAAAAATTACTAAAAATTAGTTTTTTTTTAAAACTTAGTTTTAGTTAAGTTTTGGTAAAACTTAAAAAACTTAATTTGTAAAAGCCAAACCCGCCATACCACTCATAATACGTAATACATTATAATTAGTAGCATAAATACGACATTTTGCTGTATCAGCACTAGAATCGTGTTTTACATATGTGCTTGCTGTAATAGTTAATAATAACTGACCTATATCAATTCTTGAAAAATTACATGTTCCACTTGGCTGATGTTCTTCAGGTTTAAAAGCAAATGAATATACATTAATACCTATTGCTGGGCAATTTTCGTGACATTCTTGAGGTATAACGGTATTAAAATAACGTCCTTCTCTTTGTGATAAACGGTCGTGTCCATTTAATTGTAATTTTGCCAACGATGTTGGATTTTCTCCTGAATCAAAAAGTGGTAATCTAGAATTCCATGCCCGTGACGATACATCAGAAGTTGTTCCAAATAAATCATCAAAATTTAAAGCAGAAATATTTGTTCCTGCTTCACCAAATTTACCAGCAGTTGCTACACTTCCATTTGCTGTTCCACTTAAAGGCATACTAGAATACCAATTACCTACATTAAAAGCAGCAGTTCCAATACCACCACCCAATGGGTCTTGTGGAGTTCCTGAAAAATAAGTATAATCTATAGCATCTGTAAAATTAAACCATTGTTTACCACCATAATCATTCATTGTTGTTGTATCTATTAAACTGTCTTTTTGTATAGTCCATATCACTTCTTTTACTGGATGATTAAAAGCCAGTTTTAATTGTTCTACTGTGCTATTTATAGGCATATCTCCATTAAATTGTAATTGTTCTATTAAATATTCATGACTTGCTTGGGCAAACCGACGTCTTTCATCTGTATCTAAATAAATATAATCTACCCATAAACTTACATCTGTTAAATCACCGGGAACTCTCGCGGTTGATGAAGCCCAATAACAATCTTCAACATTGGCAAGTTGTAAATTTAATTTAATATCATGATATTGTAAAGCAATTAAAGGTAAAGCAAGTCCAACATTACGATTAAACCAAAAACGTAAAGGCACATATAGAGTAATTGCTTTAGTAGCATCTGTAGATGATTGAACTAATTTAGGAACATTTCCAACCATAGTAGAATAACCTGCTTGATGCCCTGATGTTTGTGTCAATTCATTCCAAATATGTAGCCAATGACCATAATGTTTATCTATTTTTTGACCTCCTATTTCTATTTCGGCTTGTTGAACTATAATATGACCTAGCCAATTTAACCAACGGAATTGGTCAGTTCCATTAGCAGAAACACTAGGTAAAGTAATTGTAATATACATTCTATGTAATAAATCACCATTACGTGCTATTGTTGCTGAAACACTTTTACCCCAATTTGCAATACCATTAAAAACTTGTTGAATAGGTTCTACTGAAAAATTTGTATGTCTTCTATACACTACTTTAAAAAATGTTATTTGTGGGTTCCCTGTTAAATATACATCTTGAGAACCATAGGCTACTAATTGCATTAATCCTCCTCCCATTTTTATTTATGTTTATTTATGTTTATTTATTTATGTTTATTTATTTTATTATTTAATATTCAAACAATTTATTTAAATAAATAGGTTCTAACTACTTTTTAAAAAGATATTATTTATACTTAATAAACTATATTATTTTTTATATTTAAAAATAGTTAATTAAAAAATTGATTTTTAATTATAAATTATGATTTACTATAAAATAAAACACATTTAAAGTATTAACCTATATTCTCATACAAAATGGACATTTCTACTACACCTGAACCTAAAATTCAGAAAGAACAAAAAGTTGAGAAAGACACTAAAGAGCCTATTTATACTAATAAAATTAGTTTAGAAGAATATGCTAAACAAAAAGATGATTTTACACAAAAGGCTTTGAAAGAATTGAGCGAACAAATGAAAACATTTGTAAAACCTAAAGAGAATAAAGAAGACAAAAAAATTAAAAGTAAATCAGTATTTAACATTATTAATACTAGCAAAAAAATTAATACTGATATTGTTAATGATAATAATAATGATGATAATGATGATGATGATATTAATGATTATAATAATGGCGATAGTGATAATGATGATGGTAATGATGGAAGTGAAAGCGATTACGATACTAATTTAGATAATACGAAACCTTCTAAATCATCTATTAATTTAATCGTTCAACACGTAGAAAATAAGCAAAAGAAGCGTAAAGTGTCTCATTCAAACTCCAAAAATCAAGATAATTTATCAATGAGCGATAGTATTTACGCACAACACGAAGTTGATATGCAAACAATTCAATTGCTTAAAGATAAAATGAATGAGTTAAAGATTGAAAATGCTGATTTAGATTCTAAAAAACATTATTTAACACTTGATTTAAACAATGCTCAATGTGAAATTAATGATTTAAAAAAACAAGTTTCTTATTTAAAAGACCAATTAATTAGTTATAAACAATTTATTAAACAAATGAAAAAATACGATGATGATTTTGCTAAAATGTTAAAATATATTGCCATTGGAATTTTACTTTTCATTTTATATTATATCAAATTTTTACTATTTTAAATATAATTTAAAATTTAAATAATAAATTATACTTAAAATTTAAATAATAAATTATACTTAAAATTTAAATAATAAATTATACTTAAAATTTAAATAATAAATTATACTTAAAATTTAAATAATAAATTATATATTATATATTTTAATTTTTTTATTTAGTAATACTATTTTATTAATATAAAAAATTAAATATATAAAAATAAAATAACTCTATAAATAATAATAACGTAATTAAATAGATAATAAAATAACTCTATAAATAATAATAGCATAATTAAATAAATAATAAATAATAAATAATTATATAAATAATAATAAAGTAATAAACTAAATATAAAATGAATTTAGAAACAGACACATGGGATGTTATTAATTCATATTTTAAACATACACCTAATCCTTTAGTGAGACATCACATAGATAGTTATAATGATTTCATACAAAATAAAATTCCTCTTATATTTCAAAATTTAACAAAAAATCCTCCATTTGTTTTAATAGATGCGAATGATAACACAATTATATATGAAATAAAAATTTATTATGGTGGTAAAAATAGTAATAAATATTCATTTAAAAAACCAACTGTAAAATCATTTCCTTCGGGAGAAATTAGACAACTCTTTCCAAATGAGGCAAGACTTAAAAATATAACCTATGGATGTGATTTTTTTTATTCAATAGATATTGAATATACTATTAAAAAAAATGATAAACCAATAGAAGGATTTGAAAAGGTGCTTATGACAGACGAGCCATTTTTAAATAATATATATTTAGGTAAAATTCCTATTATGTTAAAATCTGATTTATGTGTTTTAAAAGGACATCATGATGAATTAGTAACACAAATGGGTGAAGACCCTTATGATTTAGGAGGATATTTTATTATAGATGGTGCTGAAAAAACTATTGTATCACAAGAACGTAAGGCTGAAAATATTATATTTTTAGAAACGCTTCCTATATCCAAAGATCAAATACCTAAATATACACATAGAGCCGAAATTAAATGTGTAAGTGATGAAGCATTTTCTCGTGCTAGAACTGTTAAAGTTGAAATTGAAAAACAAGGCACAATTACAGTAAGATTAGGTCAAAGCACACCTTTCTTATTACCTAATAAAAATCGCGATATCCCTCTATTTATTATGTTTAGAGTATTAGGTGTAGAAACAGATAAACAAATTTTAGAATATATTATTGGAGACATTGATAACGACGATATACTTACCAATCAATTATTGGAATTACTACGTCCTAGTATCCTTGATGAATTTATTTTAGAAGAAGAAATTTATAATAAAGAAAGTGCTGAATTATATTTAACAAAATTTTCAAGAAAAACAACAGATAAAGATAGTAAAGATGAACATACAAAATTAAATTTAGGAGAAACACGTAATAAATTAGCGAAATTGAGTTATTTATACAATGATTTAAAAGATGTATTTTTTCCTCATATTGCCGAATTAGGTAATTTAAATAAAAATAAAGCCTATTATTTAGGTTATGTAACAAGAAAACTCCTTTTATTACGTCTAGGTATTGAAAAAGATACTGACCGTGATAATTTTGCAAATAAACGTATAGATTTATCAGGTTTTTTAATGTCTACTTTATTTCGTGATGCTTTTGAACAAGTTCATTATAATGCTAGAGTTAGAGTAAATGAAACATATACGTTTAACCATACTGAATTTAGTGGTGAGGATATTTTAAAAATTATTAATGAATCTAATATTAATAAAATTTATAGTGATGAAAAATTTAATAAACATTTTAACGGACAACTTAAAATAGGAACCATTGGACAAAAACAAGGTGTTGTTCATTCATTGGAAAGGACTACACGGAATTTAACTATTGCTCACCTTAGAAAAATTATTGATAATATTGGTGATAGTGGTAAACCATCTCTATCAAGACGTAGATTACATGCTACTCAATATGGTTGTGTATGTCCATCAGATACACCAGAAGGTCAAAATGTAGGTTTAACCAAAGGTCTTGCTATTATATCACATATTACATTTGGTTCTAAATCTAGTCCTATTGTAAATTTTTGTATAAAAAATGGTGTAGAATTATTAGATGATTTTTTACCAAAGGAATTAATAAAATTAACCAAAGTAATTATAAATGGACATTGGATTGGATGTCATCGTAATCCCGAATTATTTCTAATGTTATTTAAATCGTATAGAAGAAACGGATTAATTAATATTTTTAATAGTATTTCTTGGGAAAGAAGTAATAATGAAATAAAAATATTCAGTGATGGAGGACGATTTATAAGACCTTTATATATTATTGAAAAAAATAATATATTATTACAACCTCATCATATTACTAAATTAAAAGAAGAAACAATTATATTTAAAGATTTTTTAATTGGATTTGGGAAAAGAAAAGAAGAATATGATTTTTATAGTAATGATGTAAAAGATATTAGTCATATCGGTTTAGACAATCAATCAACTATGACCACAATGGATACTATTAAAAAATTAAAAGAAACACAGGCTATTATTGAATATATTGATTCTGAAGAATTTAATACAACCTTATTATCTATTGGTTTTAATATTTCTCATACATCTTTACAAAAATATACACACGTTGAATTACATCCTAGTATGATACTTAGTTTTAATGTTCATTTATTACCATTTATGCAATATAGTTTTGGTCCTCGTGTTATTTTTTCAAGTAAGCAAGTGAAACAAGGTATATCAACGTATGCTATGAATTTTAATAATCGTATTGATAATGCTTCTTATATTCTCAATTATCCTGAAAAACCTTTAATAACAACAAGATTTAATAATATCATTGGTAATGATAAATTAGGATATGGTCAAAATGTGTTTGTTGCCATTGTTAAATATAATTACAATCAAGAAGATGCTATGGTGGCAAATCAATCTTCTATGGATATGGGATTATTTGGAACAAGTCATTATAAACGTTATGCTGATAATGAACTTATTGACCACGAAACTGGCGAAGAACATCATTTATATAATCCAATGTATAAAAGTGAAATAGATACTTATCCTACAGATGAACAATTAAAACCAAATAATAATAAAACTATCTACGAACATTTAGATAAATATGGATTACCTAAAATAGGCACTTATTTAAAAGACGATGATATTGTAATTGGAAAATATATGAAAGGAAAAGGCGAACGTAATAAAGATGTATATAAAGATATGTCGACAAAAGTAAAACCTGATAATGTAGGTAGTTTAATAGACCGCGTGTATACTTGTCAAACTAATAGTAATGGTGATAGAATGGTAAAAGTAAGAACGTGTCAATATAGAAAACCAGTAATGGGAGATAAATTTGCTTCTCGTAATGGTCAAAAAGGAACTTTTGGATTACTAATGAAAAAAGAAGATATGCCTTATACTGAAGATGGAATTACACCTGATATTTTATTAGACCCTTTTAGTTATCCAAAAAGAATGACAATAAATCAATTTATTGAAATCTTATTTGGTAATTTAGCAGCAGAATTAGGATTTCAAGGCTTATATACGCCTTTTGAAACTATAAATACAGAACAAATTAATGATATTCTAGAAACTAAATTAGGATTATTATCTATGGGAGAACGCACATTATATAATGGTCTTACTGGAGAACAAATGATGGTTTCCGTATTTAGTGGTCCTATTTTTTATGAACGCTTAAAAATGATGGTAGATGATAAAATAAATTATCGTACAACAGGAACAAGAACAGATAAAGAAGGTATTCCTAAACCTAGTGGATTATATAATACATCAAGACAACCCGTAGCAGGTCGTGCCAAAGGCGGAGGTTTAAGATTGGGAGAAATGGAACGCGACGCACTACTTTCACACGGTATATGGAGTTTTTTAAAAGAAAGTTATGTTGAAAAAAGTGATAAATTTATGATTCAAGTTAGTAAAACAACAGGTGAAATTACAATTAGTAATCCAGAGAAAAATTTATTTTATGATAGTATTAAAGATGGTATTACATCATATCAAGTTGATGATGATACAAGTTATAATAATATTACTAATGATAAAATAAAAGGTGTTAATTTATATAATCAAAAAACTGTTGATTTTGTAAATTTAATAGTTCCTTATACATTTAAATTATTAATACAAGAAATGCAAGGTTTAGGTATGAGTGTTAAATTAGACGTATATACATTATTTAAATTACACAATAAAAATAGTGAAAATAATGATGAAGAAAATAATATTATTGAAATGACAGAAGAAGATATTGATACAATGTTAACTATAAATGATGATGATGAAGAAGAAAATGAAGAGGAAGAAAATGAAGAGGAAGAAAATGAAAATGAAGATGATAATGAAGATGACGATACAAATGAAGTATTAAATGGAGGCACCAAAAGCGAAGACGAATATGATAATGATAATGACGATGAAAAAATAAATGATGAAGATGACGAAGATAATAAAGATGACGAAGATAATGAAGATGATGAAAATGATGAACTTATGAATAATAATAATTCATTACAAGGTGGTAATGGCAATTTTAATAATAATAATAGTGATAGTGATAGTGATAATGAAAATAATAATGAAGTATTAAATAATAATTCTATGATTGGTGGCTTAAATACTAATTTTCAAAGAGCAAATTTAAATCCTAATATAAATACACAATCACACAATCCTAATCAAAATAATCCTAATCAAATTAATCCTAATCAAAATTTAATAGGAGGTGGAACAAGAGAACAATTTGAAATAAAAGAAGATGAAGATGTAAAAACAATAGAAGAATTAAATAATAATTTATTAGGGATACAAAATGGTGGTGAATTAGACCATATTAATAATGCGAAACAACAAGGTATTAATAATATGATGTCTTCTCAAAGCGAAGCACAATTACCTACAACTCAAAATCATCAACAAGGCTTAAATATGACTTTTGGAACACAAAATGGTGGTATGCAACAACCACAACAACACCAACCACAACAACACCAACCACAACAACCCCTACAACAACACCAACCACAACAATCCCTACAACAACACCAATCACAACAAAATCCTAACTATTCAGGAGGTAATGTTCAACAACAAAATTCAAATCGTGTAAATTTTGATACAAATATTAAAGTTGTTGAAATAGATTCTAGTAAGAATGATGGTTATTTATATGGTAATAATAAAAATTTAGATCCATTTAAAAATTAAATAAAAAAATTAAATAAAAAAATTAAAAACACAAAAATTAAAGATAAACCTAAATAAAAACTAGATTAAAAATATATTTAAAAAATATTAATTATATAGTAAATATAAAAATTGAATTTAGAAAATATTTATTATATTAATATAATATATGAATTATTTGTAAGTTTATAATATAATAAGTTATTAAACATATTAAATTATATTAAACCATCTTATATTAAACTATCTCTATTAAATAATTAATTATAAAATTAAAAATGAGTAATGAACAAGATAAACTGTCGTCTTTAATTGTTGATATTTATAAATCACGAAAACATTTATTAGAAATGTTGGAAGATAGAGGGTATAATGTGGAACATCTTAATAATTATACTAGTGAAGAAATAAGTATAATGGCTAGAGAGCATTTAAATAATAAATTTCATATGAGTGAAGAGATAGGACCGCTTGATATATTGCTTGAAAAAAAAAAAAAAAAATATTTAAACAAA